GCGACGCAGGAAACCAACGAGAACGCCGCCGAGCACAGCGTCCTGTCTCTGGTCGCCTCCAACGTCTCTGAGGCCTACACCAAGGCCTTGGGCTGGATGGGCGAGTTCGAAGGCGCTACCGGTGCCGTCGAGTACAAGCTGAATCAGGACTTCGTCGAAGCCACACTGGACGCCCAGATGTTGCAGGCCCTGGTCGCCGCTTGGCAGGCCGGCGCGCTGACCCAGTCCGCGCTGTTCCGCCTGCTTCGCAAGTTCGACCTGGTCGATCCGGAGAAGACCGACGAGCAACTGCGCGATGAACTGGAGCAGAACGCTCCCGGCCTGAACCTGGATGACGACGATGGCGACGCCACCGTTACTGGTTGAAGCCTCCACCCGCAACCAGGTGCTGATCGAGCGCCTGAAAGCGGGGGAGGTCGAGAAGATCCAGCCGTTCCTGAAGGAGATCGACCGCGAGATCCGCTTGCAGCTGAGTCGGGACAACTTGACCAGCTACAGCCGCCAGCGCCTGGAACAGCTGCTGGCGCAGATCGACGGCATCCTCCTCGCGATCTACCAGCGCTACCTGGTGGAACTGAATGCCGACCTGATCGACATCGCCGAGTACGAAGCGGCCTTCGAGGCACGCAGCCTGGACCAGGTGCTGGTGAACGTCACTGCCGTGGTGCCGACGCTGCCGGCCATTCGTGCTGCGGTGTACAGCGAACCGCTGCAGGTCACCGGCGTGGATGCCGGCAAGCTGCTGGAGCCGTTCCTACGCGACTGGACCACCTCCGAGGTGCAGCGAGTCACCGGTGCCATCCGCAAGGGCTACATCCAGGGCCAGTCGAATCAGCAGATCATCCAGGCGATTCGCGGCACCAAGGCGGCGAACTACAACGACGGTGCGCTCGCCACCAGCTACCGCAACGCGGAGGCGGTGGTCAGGACCGCAGTTCAGCACGTGGCCATGACTGCGCGCATGGAAACGCTGAAGGCCAACGACGACGTGGTGACCGGTTACGAGTGGGTTTCCACCCTCGACAGCCGCACCACACCGATCTGTCGCAGCCTGGACGGCCGGACGTTCAGAACCGGCAAGGGGCCGGTACCGCCAGCACACATCCGCTGCCGCAGCTCGATCGCGCCGACTCTCGACGCTCGCTTCGACTTCCTCAAGGAAGGCGCCACCCGAGCGAGCAAGGACGGCCAGGTCGACACCGGACTGACCTATTACGAATGGCTGAAGACCCAGTCGGCCGCATTCCAAGATGCCGCCCTGGGCCCGACCCGCGCCCAACTGTTCCGCAGTGGCGGCCTGAGCGCCGAGCGCTTCGCCGAATTGCAATTGGATAGGAACTTCAAGCCGCTGACCCTCGAGGAGATGTGGCGGCTAGAACCACTGGCGTTCGAAAGGGCAGGTATCTGAGGTAGGCTTCGCACCATCCCACAATGGAGGTGCAGTCGTGACAATTGAGGTGCAAAAAAAGATCGCCGAGGCATTGGATCAGCTGTTCGGAGCAGTTGCCAAACTGAGGGATGCATTCCCAGAAAAGCCCTTCACCCCTGACGGAAGGCTTGTCGGTGATATCGGCGAGGCGATGGCGAGTCTGCATTACGACCTCACCCTGAACGAAGGGCTCACGAAGCACCACGACGCCATCGCTGTTGATGGGCGCAATGTTCAGATCAAGGCGACGTTCAGCAACCACCTGACCTTTCCGGTTCACCACGTACCGGACTATTACCTCGGTATCAGACTCCGACCTGACGGCTCGTTCGAGGAAATCTACAACGGGCCAGGTCAATTGATTGCTGAAGGCTTGGCTCGGCGCAAGCCGACCAGCACCGGACTCCATGGGAACCTCATGGGGATGCTGAAAAGGATCAATGGGGAAGTTCCAGATACGGAGCGTATTCCTCGGCGCTGAAACCATCACATCAAACCCGCTCCGGCGGGTTTTTTTATGCCCGCAGGCAGGGCCTGCACCTCGTCTCAGGGAGACACCCCATGCTCAAGTTTCAACTGGACAGCCTGGAAGGGCTGGATGAGTCCCAGCACGCCCTCTATACCGAGAAGGACGGCAAGTACGTCCTCAGCATCGAGGGCCTTCCGCAGCAGGAAGACGTCAGTGGCCTGAAGAACAAGGTCAACGAACTGCTGGCCGAGAAGAAGGCTGCCGAGAAGAAGGCCCAGGAAGCGGCCGACACTGCCCGGCGCGAGGCTGAAGAAGCCGCCCGCAAGTCCGGCAACGTCGAGGCGCTGGAGAAGTCCTGGCAGGAGAAGTACTCCCGCCGCGAGACCGAGCTCAGCACCCAGCTGGAAGCCGAGCGCAACACCCTGCAATCCCAGATCAAGTCCCTGACCGTTGGCCGCACCGCGACCGACCTGGCGGCCGAGCTCGCCATTCAGGGCAGTGCAAAGGCGCTTCTGCCGCACATCGAGCGGCGTCTCGGCATGGACATTCGCGACGGCAAACCCACCGTCGTGGTTCTCGATGCGGCCGGCAATCCCTCTGCCGCGACCCTCGACGAACTGAAAGCGGAATTCACCAACGATCCGGCCTTCGCGCCGCTGATCGTCGGCAGCAAGGCATCTGGCGGCGGGGCCGGAGGTGCCGGGAAAGGCGGCGGGGCCGCAAAAGGCAACATCGGCGGCACCAAGGAAGAACGTCAGGCGGCAATCGCCAGCCGGTTCTCCGACCTACCTCTCAAGTAAGGAGAAACACTCATGTCCCTGTCCCAGATGCAGGTTTTCAACGATTTCATCATGCCGGCGACTCTCGAGACGCTGGACCAGATGCTCGTCGCGTTCAACGAGGCCAGCGCCGGCTCCATCGTGCTGAGCCCGGACGGCTTCACCGGCGACTTCCTCCAGGAGTCGTTCTTCCAGACCCTCGCCGCTGCCCAGCGCCGCGTCGACCGCTACGCCGCCAACGGCGCCGCCACCCCTACGGATCTGACCGAGCTGAAGAACAGCTCCGTGAAGATCGCCGGCGGCTTCGGTCCGGTGCGCTACGAGCCGTCGCAGATGACCTGGCTGGAGCGCCCGACCGTGCAAGGCATCGAGGTCGCGAGCCGGGCGTTCGCCGAGATCCTGCTGAAGGATCAGCTGAACACCGCCATCGCCGCCCTGGTCGCCGCGATCACCGCCCAGGCCACCGCCACCAACGACGTGTCGGCCACCCTGGGCATTACCCAGTCCGCCCTGAACAACGCCCACGCGAAGTTCGGCGACGCCAGCCAGACCCTCGTGGCCCAGGTGATGCAAGGCACCACCTACCACAAACTGATCGGCCAGGCCCTGGCTAACGCCCAGCAGCTGTTCGTGGCGGGCAACGTGCTGGTGGTGGACATCCTCGGCAAGCGCACCGTGGTGACCGACGCCCCGGCCCTGCTGCAGGCCGGCACCCCGAACAAGGAGATCATCCTCTCCCTGGTCTCCGGCGCCGCGCTCGTGTCCAACAGCCGCGACGTGATCTCCAACGTGCAGACCACCAACGGCAACCAGCGCATCGAGACCACCATCCAGGTGGACTACTCGTTCGCTCTGGGCCTGAAGGGCTACACCTGGGACACCACCAACGGCGGCAAGTCGCCCACCGATGCCGAGATCGCCACCGGCACCAACTGGGACAAGACCGCGACCTCCATCAAGCACACCGCAGGCGTCGCCCTGATCGGTGACGCTTCCAAGTAACCCCCTGAAGCCGGGGCCCAGCGCCCCGGCAACTGAGGTGCAGCATGGCTGAGAACAACATCTGGTACCTGCCGGGCCCGTTCCATCGCTACGAGGATGATGTGAAGGCGCTGGCCAAGAAGGCCGGCCTCCGCATCATCGATGCGAACGTGACGGAGAGCCGTGACGGTGCCGCCGAGAAAACCCCGAAGGTGTCGCTGAAGCCCGAATGGCGCCCGGCCGACGAGTCCGATGGTAAGCTGAGCATCGACGAAATCCGCGCCCAGCTGACCGCCAAGGGTGTGCAGTTCGACGAGAAGGCCAAGAAGGCCGACCTGCAGAAGCTGCTGGACGCCCAGGGGTAATCCATGAGTCTTGTCATCGAGGACGGTTCGGGAAAGCCGGATAGCGAATCGTTCGCCAGTACGGCGGAATTCGCTAGCTATGCGGTGAAGTTCGGTCTGACGATTCCGTCGACCGAGGCCGAGCAGGAGGCATTGCTGCGCCGGGCCGCCCTGCAGATGCAGACCATGAACTGGAAAGGGTGCCGCGCGCACCCTGACCAGGCACTCTCCTGGCCGCGTAAGGGTGTCGAAGTGGATGGGGAAATCCTGCCGTCGACCTACATCCCGGCGCGAATCCAGTACGGCCAGATGGCCCTGGCGGGCGAAATCTATGCCGACGATCTGGACCCGCCGGAGAAGCGGACCGGTCCAGCCATCCGCAAGCGGGTAGAGGGCGCGGTCGACGTGCAGTACGCCGAGGTCGCCAGCGTGAACCGGGGCAAGCTCTTGCCTGCCGCGCCGGATCGCCAGAGCCAGGCGCAGTTCGCTGACTACCTGGCCAAGCGCGGGCTGTTTGCCGTCAGGGCTTAAGGCCCTTTTCAGACAACTTCTGGACAACTTGCGTCAGGTACTGAAGGTTCTTTGCCTGTACGGCAAGACCGCCGGACCAACGCTCGTCAGCCAGGAAATCACTGGCCACTTTGGCGGGTGTTACTTGCTTGATGTACGCCTTTTTGGCTTCCTCGTCATGCTCACATTTCGGGCTCAGGAACTGCCAGATATGGCGCTTGACGGAGTCTTCGATTTCTTCAGGCGACATGCGCTTTTCGGGTGTTGGCTCAATGGACATTTACGACTCCTTGTAAGTGGCCATGCATCTTATCAATCAGATGTAACCCTTTGAAATGGTGACAAAATGTCATTCTACGGCGAGATGGCCGAGGTGGCCCTGGAGCTCTTGAAGGAGTTCGGCTCCCAGCAAACCCTGCGCGATATCACGCCTGGCGCCTACGATCCAGTTTCCGGCGAAACCGCCGGCGACACGCCGATCAGCCAGCCAGCCCAGGTGATCCTGGTCGACTACACCCTGCAGGAGTCCGGCCAGCAGTACGCCGAGGGCTCCGAGATTCGCCAGGGCGACAAGAAGATCATCATCGCCGCCAAGGGACTGGCCTGGCCGCCTGCCCTGACCACTCGCCTCGATGTGGGCGGTGTGCTCTGGCAGATCGTCAACATCAAGGAAGCTAACCCGGCCGGCACCCCGCTGGTGTACTTCTGCCAGGGTCGGAAATGAGCTTTCGTGCCGACATCGCGCGCTTCACTGCCGAGACCGAGAAGGCGGCGGACGAGATTGTCCGCGGCGTCACCATCGGGCTGTTCACTGCCGTGATCAAGGACACGCCTGTGGACACCGGGCGTGCAAGGGGAGAGTGGCAGACCACCACCGAATCACCCGCCCAGGGCGAGAACGGCCGCGAGGACAAGTCCGGCGGCAGCTCGATCGCCGAAGTGATCGGCAAGACCCCGCAGAAGGCTGGCGGTGAAACGCTGCTGACCAACAACCTGCCGTACATCGAGGGTCTGGAGTACGGAAATTCCAAGCAGGCGCCCGCCGGCATGGTGAGGAAAAACCTCGCCCGCATCACCCGTCTCGTCCGCGTCTCGGTCAACCAGCACAAGGTCTGACATGTCCGAAATCAAGATCAACGCCGCTCTGGTCGCAGGGCTGGCGGCGGCTGCGCTCGGCATCCCGACGGCGAATGAGGGCAAGAACTTCACCCCGCCTGCGGTTTCTCTGCCGTGGGCGGCCTGGTTCAACCTGGTCTCCGACACCAATGTCGCCAGCAATGGTTCGGGCGGCATGGACGAAACCGTCGGCATCTTCCAAGTCGACCTGAACTACCCGCTGAACGACGGCACCGGGAACATCCTCGCCGCCGTGCAGAAGCTCCGTGACTACTTCGTCGCCGGCCGCCGCCTGGTCTACCAGGGCCAGTGCGTGAAGGTCGAGCGTGTCACCCGCAACAACCTCCGGCCGGTCAACAGCTGGAATCAGATCAACGTCTCCATCTACTACAGCGCCAACACCATCCGCCCGGAGGTATAACCCATGGCCTGCTTCGCCAACGGCTCCGCCGTCAAGCTCTACTACGTGCGCGAGTTTGCGCAGAAGGTCGCCATCACCATCAGCGCGGCTGCCAGCGATGACAGCCTCAACGACTCCGGCAACGGGTTCCTGACTTCCGGCTTCCTCGCCACCCACATCATCACCGTCGCCGGCTTCACCGAGGCGGCGAACAACGGCAAGTTCAAGATTGCCACCGCTGCGGCCGGCAAGCTGACCCTGACCGATGTCGATGGCAATCCGGTCACCTTGGTCGACGAGGCTGCTGGTGATTCGGTGACCATCACCATGGAAGGCTCCATCCCGGGCAATCCGGTGTTCAAGCCGATCCGCTTCGTCTCCGAGGGCCTGAGCCCGAACATCAACCAGATTGAGTCGGCCGAGATCAACCAGGCCCGCCAGCGCGCGCCGAGCCGTGGCGGCACCTACAGCACACAGGGCGAGATCGCTGCGGAAGTCAGTTTCGGCAGCTTCGACGACCTGATCGAGGCCGCCATGCAGGGTACCTGGACCGGTGACGTGTTGATCATCGGCTCCACCGAGCGCTCCTTCGCCATCCTCGAGCGCCACACCGACATCGGTGTTGACTACATCTACCGCGGCAGCCGCGTGGCCACCATGAACATCTCGGCTCCGCTGGGTGACAAGGCAGGCATCACCTTCGGCATCCTGGGCACCAAGGCAGAGGCCTACACCGTCCCGGGTGGCGCGACCTTCTCCCCAGCCACTACCAGCGACATGATGGTCACCACCAACGGCTCATTCGCCGAGGACGGCGCCCCGATCGCCTACGCCACCGAGTGGAGCGTCACGCTCGACAACGGCATGGAAGCAGCCTTCTCACTGTTCCAGCGCGAGGCCTACTGCATCTCCAACGGCATCGCCTCGGTCACCGGCAGCATGAGCGCCTACCTCAAGGACGGCAGCCTCTGGGCGAAGGTACTCAACGAGGCCGAGACCGACCATGTGGTCGTGCTGGAGGAGGGCGCCGACAGCTACACCATCGAGCTGCCGAAGGTCCGCTACACCCAGGGCCAGAAGCAGGTCAGTGGTCCCGGCGCGGTGATTCCGCAGTACACCATCTCCGCCGGATACGACGGAACCACCTCCATGCGCATTACCCGGAGCTGAGCATGACCGGAATCGACGCATTCAAGACTCGTGGCCGTGCCAATGACGGCATCCGCATCAACCTGGCCGAGCCGGACGGCAAGCCGACCGAGCATTGGCTGCAGATTCGTTCGGTCTGGTCCGACGAGTACCAGGCGGCCCGGTCGGAACTGATCCGCCAGGCTGTCGAGGACGGCAAGCGACTGGCTGCAGCGAAGGAGGGCGAGGTGCAGGGACTGCGCCGCGAAGCGGATCGCCGTCGGCGTGCTGTCGCCGCTGCATCGCTGGTGGCCGGCTGGTCGTTTGACCTCGAATTTACTGCTGAGGCTGTTTCTGACTTCTTGCTGGAAGCCCCGCAGATCCTCGCACACGTTGAGCGCATTGCCGAGGATGACCGGCGTTTTTTCGGGAAAGGATCGGCCAGCTCGTCGAGTGGGGCAAAGCAGAACTGACCCTGCTGCGGCCGCCTCCTGGTTCCGACCGACCACTCCGGGAGCACCTGGAGCAAATCTGGAAGGTCACCGGCGACAAGCCCAAGGAATTGGCCGATCAACCCGATTGCCCGCCTGACCTGCAGTACCTCTGGCACTGGTTCTGGCAACTCTCCCGCCCCTTCAACTTCACCGAACTCCATCATTGGTCGCAACTCACCCGGCGCAATCTGCGCGCCTGGGAGGCAGAGCTGCTGGCCGATCTACAGCGGATCTGGATATGACCGAATACGCGAAGCTCGTCGTCAGCGTCGACAGTCGGCAGGTCCGTACGGCCGATGGCGACCTGGATAAGCTGACCCAGACCGCCGGGAAGACGGAGAAGGCCACGGACCAACTGTCCGGTGCATTCCGTCGCCTCGCTGGGCCGCTGGCGGCAGTGATCAGCGCCCGCGAAATCGCCCAGGCGGCGGAGAGCTACACCACGCTTACCAACCGGCTGCGCCTGGTCACCAACGGCACCGAGGAACTGGTGGCGGCGCAGGACACCGTGTTCCAGATCGCGCAGGAGTCCCGCCAGTCGCTCGCCGGCGTGGCCGAGCTCTATCAGCGTATCGCCACATCCGCGCAGAATCTCGGACTCAGTAGCGCCGAGATGGCCTCGATCGTCGATACCGTATCCAAGAGCATCGCGCTCAGCGGAACCGCGGCCGCCGCCTCGGAAGCCGCGTTGACCCAGTTCGCCCAGTCCCTGGCGGAAGGGCAATTACGCGGCGACGAGTTCAACTCGGTGATCGGGCAGGCTCCGGCGCTGGCCGATGCCATTGCGCGAGGACTGGGTACCACTACCGACAAGCTGCGCCAACTGGCAACGGATGGGCAGCTCACGGCGGAAGCCGTCACTCAGGCGTTGCTGAAACAAGGTGACGCCGTCGACCAGGCTTTCGGCGATCTGGGCACCACTGGCGGTCAGGCGTTGACCGTGCTGGGCAACAGCCTGACCAAGCTGGTGGGCGACCTGAACGACGCGACCGGTGCTGGCACCCTGTTTGGTGACACCATCATCGGCCTCTCTCAGTACATCGACTCCGGCGCGCTCACCGATGGGATCGTCCAGACCTTCAACATCTGGTCGCAGACCTTCAATGCGGCAAGCCAGGACATCGCCGATCTCGGTACCGATCTCGACGGCCTGGAAGCGGCCGGCAGTGAAACCGCCTCGTTTCTCGCCGATGCCTTCCAGCAGATGCCCGCCAACCTGCGCGCGGCTGTGCAGATTGCCACGATTGAAGTGGCCAGTTTCTTTGATCGGGTGAAAGTGCAGGCCGGCGGTGCTGCCGCGCAGATTCACGCCTACATCTCTGGCGGCGCCGAGGCGGCTGCCAAGGTCGGGCAACTGGTCGAAGCCGACCTGAAACGCCTGGAAGACGTGAAGCAGCAGGCCGTCGATGACGCATTTGCCGAGCGCGACGCCATCATCCAGGCCGCCGAGGCCAGCCGGCAGAAGGCTGGGGAAGAGCGCCAGCAGCGCGCGGAAGCCCGTGCCGAACGGCAGAGGCAAATCGAGGAACTGCGCAAGGCCATGCAGGGCCGCCAGATCGGCACGGGTGGAGGCGGCGATGCCGATAAGCAAGCGAAGGAGGCCCAGAAGGCAGCCGAGCGCCTGCGGCAGTTGTACGACAGCAACGAACTAGCGCTTTCCCGCCAAGTCGCGCTCTTTGGCCAAACTACCGAGGCCGCCCGCGTCCGCTACGAGGTCGAGAACGGTGAGCTTTCGAAGCTGAACACCCAGCAACAGGAGCGCCTGATCGGTCTGGCGGAGGAAATCGACAAGCTCAATCAGCGCAAGGAACTGCAGGAGCGAGTTCAGCAAATTGAAGAGTCCACCTGGACCGACGCTCAGCGCGCTTTGGCGGATTACCAGACCCAGATCGAAGACCTTTGGAAGGCCAAGCAGGAGCTTGGATGGACGGAGGAGCAGTACCAGCGTCGAGTCGATGCTGTGACCGAAGCCCACAAGCGCCAAGCCGAAGAAGCTGACAAGGCCACCAGCGAGTGGGACGAGATCACCAAAAACGCCGTGCAGAGCTTCCAGACCTCGCTGAGCAGCACGATCAAGGACACCATCACCGGGGACTTCGACGACATCGGCAAGCGCTGGGTGGACCTGTTGAACCAGATGGCGGCGGATGCCCTGGCCGCCCAGGTTGCCCGCTCGTTGTTTGGCGAGGCCGGCGGCGGCGCCAAGGGCTCGACGGGGGCGTTCGGTGCCATTGGCGGCTGGCTGAAGGATGCCTTCACCGGCAGCGGTGGCGGTACCGGCTTGGCAGGTCTGTTCTCCAGCTTCGCCGGCCTGTTCGACCGTGGCGGCCCGATCCCGGCAGGCGGCTGGGGCATCGTCGGTGAGCGCGGGCCTGAGATTGTGCGCGGCCCGGCCAATGTCACCGGTAGGCAGGAGACGGCGCAGATGATGGGTGCCAATACCACGATCATCAAAGGGCCAATTGTGTTTCCGGGAATCACAAGCGCCAAGGAGGCGGACAAGGCGACGGCCGTTGCTGCCAGGAACCTTGGCAGGATTGCACAAGGAACTCAGAGGTACATGTAATGGCGATGTTCCTGGAAGAGCGCCTGACCGACAAAATCGACTACGGCAGCGGATTTTCCGCGGCGTACTCGAACCAGATCGTGCCCACGGCTGGTGGCGATGAATACCGCAGCCAGCGGCATCCGTTCGTGAAAGCCACGATGGCGATCGAGTTCGAGAAGCAGACGAATGTCGTGATCGACGACATGATCGACCTGAACCACCGGGCCGGGGGCACCCTGCGGGGATTCCGAGTCCTGCACCCGGTGGACTTCTCGAGCAACAACTACCGCGATGCGCCGACCGCTTTTGATCAGGCGCTGCCGCTGGTGAACCCGACTGTGCCTGGTGTGTATCAGCTGATGCGCTGGTATGGGAACAGCGCTGATCCAGCCTGCGCGCGCCGGCGGATCAGGAAGCCGCAAGCCGGTACCGTCTTGGTTGGTGTGGCTGGGCAGGCACTGCCTTCCGCCCAATGGGGCGTCAGCAACACCACTGGCATCGTCACCCTGGTGGCGAACAAGTCCAAGGCCATCACCGGTATCACCAAGGCAGCTCAGGCGGTCATCACCGTTGGTACTCATACGTATCTGGTGGGCGAGTCGGTGGCCGTGTCGCTGGTCGTGGGCATGACGCAGATGAATGGACTTCGAGCGCTGATCACTGCAATTGGCGCTACCACCATTACGGTGAACGTCAACTCGACGGCCTTTAGCACTTACGTCAGTGGCGGCACGGTACAGACCTGGCCGCTCGCGGCGGAGGCCGTCACCGCCGGCTTCAAGTTCGACCTGCCGATGCGCTTCAACGCCGACCTGGGTGGCGACTTCTCCAACTGGGACACCATCGCCACGCCATCCGTGCAGCTGATCGAAATCCTCAACCCGGACTGACCTCTTCACCCTATCTCGGAGCCCGCCCCGTGCGGGCTTCGTCGTTTCTGGAGCCCCATGAAAGCACACGTCGCAGACTGGCAGACGCGGGTGTACTGCGTCCGGATCGAGCCGGCCAACGATGCACCCGTGGTGCGCTTGGCCGGATATCCGGTCGACCTGGTCATGAGCAATGGCGAGGTTTACCTGACCGAGCAGGGCTACGAGTTCTCTGGTTTGGGCGCCACCAGCACCTTTGCCAGTTCGTCGGTAGACCTTAAGGGCATTCTGCAGCAGGGCGCCATCGATCGCGACGACCGGCAGGCCGGGGTCTACGACAACGCCAGGGTGAAGCTCTTCGCCACCAGCTGGGCCAACCCCATCGAGGGCGAAGAAGAGCTTGGCGAGTGCTTCTTCGGCAAGGCCGAGACCATTGACGACCAATACACGGTCCAGTTGATGGGCAAGATTGATGTGCTGTCGCAGTCAGCCGGCGACAGCTATTCGCCCACCTGCCAGAACGTGTACATGGATCGCCTTCTCGGCGCCGCCGGAAAGCTGCCGATCCATCGCAGCCGGTGCACTGGGCCTCGTTCGGCGCCGGATGGCCCGGATTACGACACGAAGAAGGTCACAGGCACTCTCACCAGCGTCACCGACCAGTACTACTTCGTCGATAGCACTCGTGCAGAGGCGGCCGACTACTTCGCTACTGGCTCCATCCGCTTCCTTACTGGGCCGAATGCCGGGCTCAAACCCATTCAGGTAAAGGCATTCACCACTGGCGGAGCAATCCTGCTGCAGGAAGCGCTGTTCTACCTGCCTCAGGTGGGCGACCAGTACGAAATGATCCCGGGCTGCCGTAAACGCTTCGACGAGGATTGCGTGGCTGGCAACGGCAATGGCAAGAACTTCAAGGGCCATCCCCATGTGCCTGCTCCTTCCCAATCCGGACAGATTGGGAGGGGCGCATGACACCAGACGACATCATCGCCGCCGCTCGCCAATCGCTGCGAACACCTTTCCGCCATCAGGGACGCGTGCCCGGACTGGCGCTGGACTGCGCAGGACTGTTCGTTTGCACCTGCCGCGCGGTCGACCTGCCCGTCGAGGATGAGCAGGGCTATGGCCGTACGCCATTCCAGGGCCTGCTGCTGGAAGCCATCCGCCGCCAGCCATTCCTGCAAGAAGTACCGAAGGCTGACCTGCAGCCGAGCGATGTCTTGCTCATGCGCTTCACCCGAGAGCCTCAGCACATTGCCATCGCCACGGATGCTGGAATGATTCACGCCTACGAACACAGCGGGGCGGTGGTTGAACACCGCCTTGCGGACGTCTGGCGCTCCCGCATTACCCATGTATTCCGCTTCGAGGGCCTGGAATGAGCAGCGTCGGCCAGGGACTCGGTAGCGTCATTGGCGCAGTCATTGGGTTCGTCGTCACTGGTGGTAACCCGATTGGCGCCATCCAGGGCGCATCGATTGGCGCCACGATTGGTGGCTACCTTGATCCGCCAAAGGGCCCGACGATCCAAGGGCCGCGCCTCGGCGATCAGTCCGTCCAAGTCAGCACCTACGGCGCCATGCTGCCGCGCTTCTACGGCACCATCGCCGTCGCCGGCAACATCACCTGGCTGGAGAACAACCAGCTCAAGGAGCATGTCCGCAAGAAGAAATCAGGCGGGAAGGGTGGTGGCGCGACGACCACCACCAAGATTTACACCTACAGTGCGACCTTTTTCCTCTCCCTGGGCCTTGGTCCTATCGCCGGCGTACGCCGCATCTGGTGCTCGGACAAGCTGATCTACAACGCCGGATCGGACGACCTGGAAACTATCATCGCCAGCAACCAGGCGGCGAGCGGCTTCAAGGTCTACCTGGGCACCGACGACCAGCTGCCCGATCCGCGCTACGAGGCGGATGTCGGCGTGGGCAATGCCCCGGCTTACCGCGGCGAAGCCTACATCGCCTTCTATGACTTCCAGCTGGCGGACTACGGCAACAGCCTGCAAGGTGCGCAGTTCAAGGTCGAGGTGGTCACCGACCAGGCCGACCCGGGGCTGCACCTGGTTGACACCCTGAGTTCGGTCACTGGCAAAGGATTCGAGGTCGGTTGCTACGCCCCATTCGGCCCGGACG